CAGAAAATGAAGTATAACGAACTCCGTGAAAAGATGCACGGGAAGAAGTATTAACCCTCAAAAAGCAGAAAGAATTGTCAATGGAAACAATAAAACTAACGAAAAAAGAAGAAGAATGGATTAAAGATCTAAAACGGTTAATGAGAAAGAAGCCAAAAAATCTCATACTTTTCGCTGACGGTAATTTGAATATATTGAAAGGAAGCAAGGAAAATCCTTCATGTGAAACGGAAGATGGTGGGATGGATAAAAATAGAGTCGTGGATTCTATTTTATTTGCTTGTGAGGGTGGAGCTTTTTAATTAACGAATAACTAATCAGAAATGAGCCAATACAGTGAATATCATTACTCCTTTACCTCTACAGTCACCCATCTGGGAGATAAGCGGGGATATGGGATTTAGAAAGTAAAAATAGTCAAATATGAACAGAAATAAAATATATAACGAAGACTGCCAGGAAGGAATTAAGCGAATCCCTGATGCAAGTGTAGACTGTATCCTAACAGATCCACCATATTTGTATTTAAAAGGGCAAAAATTGGAGCGTCCGTTTGATGAGCGGGCTTTATTTAATGAGTTTAAACGAGTTTTAAAACCTAATGGGTTTGTGGTTTTGTTTGGGAGAGGTACTTCTTTTTATCGTTGGAATACTATTCTTTCCGAATTAGATTTTTATTTTAAGGAGGAGGTTATATGGAATAAGTCATATATAACATCACCTCTATTGCCTCTGTTGAGAGTTCATGAGACTATTAGTATACACAGTGTAGGAAAAGGGAAAATAAATAGATGTAAGGTACCTTATATAGAGGCAAAATGCAATGATATAGATTCAATATTATCGGATATAAAAAGGTTGAGGAATGTACTTCATAATCCTACATCTTTAAAGGAAGTTGAAAATTTTCTACTAAACAATACAGCTTCTTATAAAGAAAACAAAAAGCATGGATACCATGCAACTGCCCAAACAGGGTTTATGGGAGAAGACCGATGCGCTGCTGTATCTAGGGCTATGACAAATGGATGTACAGAAAGGTCAATAATAAGGACTGATTTATACAAAAATAATAAATCCAATAAAAATAACCTTCACGGTGATATGATGATAGGTGACAGAGCATGTAATGTAATGTCATCAATAGAAGTCGGCACGAGTGAAAAGTCGATAATCAAACAAGTGCGTGACCATTATAGTGCTATTCACCCTACCCAGAAGCCTGTTAGGTTGATTGAACGGCTATTAGCATTAGTCACGCAACCGGGTGATGTGGTGTTAGATCCATTTTCCGGAAGCTGCTCTACTGCTGTAGCCTGTATCAATACTAACCGGGAGTATATAGGCTTCGAGATTGATAAAGAATACTATGAAGCGGGAATAAAGAGATTAAATGATATTCTTGCTGAACCTAAATTAGCGATGTAAATTAGAGGAACTTAAAAACGAAAAATGATCTAATCATGACCCGTAATCAATTTATTCATTACTCCTATCGACATAGCGAAATCATTATCTGGCATCAAAAGCACCCAGAAGTAGATATTGAATGTATGCTGATAGGGGTAGATTTCGATCACGAATTATTTCATCTTGTTCCTATCGACTTAGATTATTACGAAGATAGATCGTATTGGCTTCCTTATACATCATGCGACAAACAGTTTAAGAAGCCTAAGATGAAAGTGGTAAGGAGTGATAGAACAATAGTAACTAAATAACTAAAACAGAAATGAATATAGATAAATTTATTAATAGTACTATCAAAAGCTATGATGAATATCGAAAGAATTGTGACATTATAGCTAAGGAGGCGCAAAGATATATCGACTTTGATAAATTCGTTTCTTGCGAATATATCAATGGCGTAGGACTTAGTATATTGGTAACATTACCTGAAACAGATGATTATACTATTCCTGAATGTGTATGTCCTGTAGTAGGATTCTTTGAATATGCCAAAGGTAAGGACAAACTATCAGTGGATGACATTAAAAAACTATCATTATGAGAAAGATAATAGGTGCAAAGGTTAGGACTCTTTGCCAACTAAAAAATAAAGGTGGGATAATCATTGAAAAAGGTGAAGTCTGCACTATTGTTCAAAGCTATCGTGGCTATGGCATACGTACCGATGATTATCGACAAATAAATAGAGTGGATAAATCACAAATTGATTTTATCAAACCACTAAAAGCCAAAAAAATTGTGGTTACTCCTGATGAATATGAAGCTATCCAGTTTGCACTTTCGGAGGTAGAGGCTTCTGTTGATTATGGAGATCTATCGGAAGAACAATCTGAACTATATAAGGCAAATGAAGTGCTACTCCACAACCTTTTAGATAAAATCAATAACGCATAGCAATATAAGTATGAAAACAGAATCAAGCGCAGTAAATCCGTATAATGGAATGTTCGGGCAGCAGGGATGGATTTGCCCGAAGTGTGGGAGAGTGTATTCACCTTTTACTCAAATGTGTTTGTATTGTAAGCCCAATAATACAACAACTGTTTCTAATCTTGGTAACAGAACTAATAATATTGTCAGTGAAAAAGAACTAAGAGAAAACCGTAAAACAGAATAAAATATGGAAGATTTAATAAAAGCATTGCAGATATTCCTAAAGTATGGAAATCCTGATTATCCGACTTCTTGTAATCACGATGAATTATTTGTCGATATTTCCCCTGAAAAGGTTTCAGAAGAAGATTTAGAAATGTTGAGAACACTCGGATTCTTTCCATTTGAAGATGGAAGCGGTTTTTATTCGTTTAGATTTGGTAGTTGTTAACCTTTCAAATAAAGATAATTATGAAACAGACATTAGAAGAAGCAGCAAGAGAAAATATCTTGTTTAATCACAGAACTGTTGATAAAACTTTGTCGGGCAAATATCTAGCACAATTTGGAGAAATGAATTTCATTCAAGGCGCAGAATGGCATGCAAAGCAATCCCCGTGGATAAGTATTGAGGAACAACCTGTAAATATTTATGATGATTTTCTTGTTACTGACGGCAAAAAGGTATATAAGGCTTATACTAATGGTAACAACAAATGGTATATTGCTGATAGATTAGATAAATATAGGTTGGAAGGAATAATAGCCTATATGCCAATCCCGTCTTTCGATGAAATACTGGAAGCCAACAGAGATGTACTAGAACGGATTAAAGAGACAGGAGACTGATTTATGAAAGGCAAATTAAACACAGGTATATCAATATCAAATAATGAAATGCTTCTTGCCGGAACAGAAGTGGAGATTGTAGATAGTTTGAACGGATATACCGGAGTCGTATACCAATGTATACTCCCTAAAGGAAAACAGGTTATGATTAGTGCTAATAAAGTAGACATTACAGATTATAGCCCTCGTATTGATTGGGAACAGAGACGTTATGAAATAGCAAAATCCGCCATGCAAGGAATGCTTGCACATTCTACAAGATATAGACCTAGAAATCCAAATATGAATTGGCATAATGCCATTGCGGAAGAAGCTAAAGAATTAGCTGATGCTCTCATCAAAGAATTAAAGAAAGGATAAGTTATGTATGTAGCAAGAGACAAAGACGGTAGTTTGTACCTTTTTCAAAACAGACCCGTAAAGATTGATGAGCGTGGGTGTTGGCGAACATTAACAAATCGGTTTGGTTGGATTATACTTGATTCTGAACTGTTTCCCGAGGTAAAATGGGAAGATGAAGAGCCGACAGAAGTGGAATTAGTAAAGAAGGAGAAATAAAATGAATCGTGAAATAAAGTTTAGAGGAAAGTCCGTCTTAAATGACGAATGGGTATATGGTGATTTGGTTCATAGAACCGATTCTCCAAAAACAATTTCTCCAGTACAAATCAATGGTATTGGTGTTAAAGAAGATACCGTAGGTCAGTTCACCGGATTATTTGACAAAAACGGAAAAGAAATCTATGAAGGGGATATAGTTAAATTCCATTTTATGACCTCTTCTCCGTCTACTACAAAATTATTTCCAACGGCAAAATTCTTTGGAGAGATAATAACGAATAAGTACAATCAGTGGGCGATATTTTCTGACGGAATGGAAATACATATTGAAAATGCAATCAAACATGGAGAGATTGCAGGTAATATTTACGATAACCCAGATTTAATTAAGGAGGAATAACTATGACCGAAGAATTTGTAACATTAGAAACAGCGAAACTGTTGAAAGAGAAAGGATTTGACGAAACTTGTGAATACTGTATATTAAACCAAGATGATGACGTTATTGGAGCTTCTAGGGGGTGTATAATTAATGAGAAAATCGTGCGTCACAAGAATATAAAGAACGCAATACCGATTACTTCTTTATACCAAGCCCAGAAGTGGTTGCGTGACACTAAATGCCTCCATGTTGAAATATCCTATATGTATGGGAATTATTGGATATATGACATACTGACGATTCCAAAACATGACATGGTAGGATTGTCGGATAGACCACTTATCCATTACAGCACCTACGAAGAAGCATTGGAAGCTGGAATACAGGAAGCATTAAAACTAGTAGAGGAATAGCCATGCCAACAAGTGAAGTATTAGACTTAATCATCAAAATAGCATTATTCATCCTTAATGCCACAACTGTTGCCATCATTGTAATTTTGATAAGCAAATGGCACAAACGCATGGAGGGCAAGCTGAATGACATCAAAAGTTATATTCAGCACGTAACGGATCGTAATGACATCGTATACATTAGCCAGCTTGAAAGTCTTAAAAGAGAGCTAATAAAGGCTGAACGTTACGAAGATGCAGAAAAGATAAGCAAGTGTATTGAACAGGAATATGGTTATCTTGAAAGAAAAATGAAAGACAAAGAACAAATGATTTAGAGAAGAGTGCTTTGGTGAGATAAAAACCAATAAAGGCATTCTAGTACAAACAAGCCTATTTGGCGTATAACGGTATAAATATGACTAGAATTAACCCCGAACTTATAAGTCGGATGAAGAAGGATAATGAGGAATACAAGCGTATTGAAGCCCTGTTGATACCTCTTGGCTTTAGCCTATGTGCACGTTCGGTTTTCTATGGAGAACTGACATTTTCCATATACTGCGGAGAGCTGGACGACTATCAGTCATTCATAGACAACATAGATAGTATTAGAGAACGGTACCAGAAGCGTAAAAATGAGAGTCTGGGAATTTATTAAAACCAACAATAAGAGTTATGAACCAAGAAGACAACCTACTGGCGGAATGTATGAAGGACGCTGGTCGATTAAAAATAGGAAATTATGAAAGATAAGAGACAATTAAAGTTTGTAAGTATTCAATCCAAAGTATCTCCGGAGACAGCAGAAAGGATTGATAAAATCGTTAATGAATACGGCTTTGGAAGTAGATATGAGCTTATGCAATATTTGCTTTCTGCGTTTCTTAAATATGCAGATAAGGAAATGGAGGAAAGCGATCAATTAAATGAGTTCGCGAAAATATTTGAAGGTTATCAGAATAAAAAAAATAGAATAATAACTACTAGGCCAGGCGGTAATAGAAATCTGAAACTTACTGAAAGTATAAATATTTTTAGCGAGGTTGGAAGGAAAGGTTATGTTTGTAAAAGAATAGTGATAGCCGGTGAAAAGGAAAGTGTAACATCTAATTCAGAGAATGCAGTGCGATCAATTATGAGAAAGCTATTCCCTCAAATAGCCGGATATATAGAAAGCATAGGTAATGAGATAGGAGAATGTAACTATATAAAAATACTTGAATATGTAATTGAGAGTCGGGCAGATGATGAGGCCGCCAGATCAATAAGAAGTGATTTTGAGAAGTTGAAACAAAAGCCTAATTACGGCCGAGTTCCTGTCCGTTCGAAGATTGAAACAATTGATAAGTATGAGTAAGAATGCTGATTATACAAGAATGATACAGTCCAAAAGGTGGAAAGTATTAAGAAAGAGAAAGATAAATGCTAATCCAATTTGCGAGGATTGCATGGAAAGAAATATTGTTGAACCGGCAACCGAAGTGCATCACATCATCCCGGCAGAAACAGCTTTGAATGTAGATGAAATGAAAGGATTGATGTTCGATTATGATAACCTACGTTCATTGTGTAAGGAGTGTCATGCTAATGCACATGTGTTGCTTGGATCAAAGAAGAAGGAGAATATTCAGGAGAATTGTCGTCGTGTTACAGAAAGATTCGCGAAACGATACCTTTAGTTAAAATAAATTAATTTTAACGATAGGGGGAGGTGTTTTTTTCGACCCCCTCAAACACTCAAATCCACTGCCCCTAAAGAGAGACATTTTTTTGATTTTTGAAAAATGGCTGTGGGGGTAAAAGAGGGGAAGTGAAAAACGATATGTTCAATTAGCAAAAATAGGTATGCTTAAAATTTTTAACTTATGGAGAAAAACAAAGAATATGACAATAAAGTCAAGGCGTTAAAGCAAAGGATCCAGAAATTATTGGCCGCGAAGGAAGAGTATTCTCCGGAGTTTACCTATCAGGTAGAAATTACCGCTTCCGTTCTGATTATTTTCCGTGATGTAGCGAGACAGGTTTATGGAAAGAAAGTATCTTTAATGGAAAAAAGCAGGGAAGGAAATGACCGTTCAATAAAGAATCCGGATTATGATACTTATTGCATGGTAGCTAAAGCCGCGCAAGCTTCTTTAAAGTCGTTGATGATGAATAAGGAGATACGTCATGATAAGAAAGATAACGATAACGAGGAAACCGATGCTCTAACCAAATTAATGGAAGGTTTGAAGGAGGATTAATGTGCTTGATGTATCTACCAAGGAATACAAGAATGATAAAGTTCAGGAATTGTTGTCCATTGATGTAGGGCATTATCAGTTGGATACTATAGATGAACGTCTGCTATTGTACGTAAATGGGGTTAGGGCTTGTCCGGAGGAGCATAATTTATATGAAATCCTGTCTGTGATAAAGTTCTTTCGCCTGATGGATACGTATGTTTTTCGTCCGTCTAAAGTGAAGAAGTTTGCCAAACTGTACGAGAGCCTTAAATTTTCCGGCATGGATGGTAGAAGATGTTATAGGTTGACTCCGATTCAGTACTTTCAGTTTGCTTCCATATTGGGGTTCTATCGTTGGGAAGAAACTGGTAGTGCGGAAGGTATTCCGGATACGGAAGAGCTTACCCAAAAGGTAGAGGGCGGTAAGAGATATGAGTTGAGGCGTTTGGTTAGGGAGGCTATTTTGTTTGTTCCGAGAAAGTTTTCAAAAACGACCAGTACGGCATCTTTAGCGGTGAATGAGTTTCTGTTTGGTGATTCGAACGCCCAGGCTTATACGGCTGCTAATAGTTATAAACAGGCTAAGATCTGCTTTGAGGAGATAAGTAAGATTGTCAAGCAGCTAGATCCTAGTCGGAAATATTTTAAATCAACGCGGGAAACTTTGCATTGGAAACCTAATAAATTCGGTCGGGAGTCATTTGTAGAGTGTCTTACGGGAGGTGGAGATACAAAAGACGGGTTAAATGCTTCTTTGGTGATATTTGACGAATATGCACAAGCCAAGTATGTTCGGGATCATTCTGATGGTGCGGAACTTCTTCAAGTACTGACTTCCTCTATGGGTACAAGACGTGAACCGTTGACTATGATAATAACTACTGCTTCGCGTGTAGAAGATGGTCCGTTTTCTAGGGAATTGGAAAACGCGAAAAGAATATTGGAGGGTGAGTATTCCGATGATTCTCAATTTGCTTCCTTGTTTATGCCTGATGCTTGGGAGATGTGTGATGAAGAAATGGGGAAACCGGAGGTTTGGAAAAAATGCAATCCTCATATCGGTATAACGGTCCAGGAAAGTTACTACAAACAAAGATGGGATAAGGCTCAACATGACGCGGAGGCAATGATTGAGTTTAAAACCAAGCTATTGAACATTTTTGTATCCGGAGGAGTGAAGGACTGGATACCGCAAAGTCTGGCAAGGTCTTTAATGACAAATTTCAGTGTAGAAGATATACAGGGCAGACCGGAAGCGATGGCTGCATTGGATCTGTCGGTAAGTGATGACTTTTCTGCCGTGATATATAACATCTACAGTCGTGCACAACGCAAATTTTATCTTTGGATGGATTGCTATATTCCGGAAGAGACATTGAAGAATCATCCGAATAAAGAATTGTATAGAGTATGGGTAAATGCCGGCTATATGAAAGTATGTCCGGGGGCGGTTATAAGTGACAGTGTGATTGTTGAGGACGTGTTGAGGCGTAATCAGAAGCTTACTATCCTTCAGATAGGTTATGATGCTTATAAATCGCAGGAGGTGGTAAATGCTCTGGCGGCTGCAATAATGGCCTATGGAACCAAACCGGAAAAGATTCTGCGTGCTGTGCCTCAAACTTACGGTGCTTTTACATCACCAGTAGAAACTTTTGAAATGGCTGCAAAGAGTAGGCCGGCTAAGGTTGCGATGTCTATGAATCCTATACTTCCATATTGTTTTGGAAACTGCTATCTGGATGAAGATAGGATGTGCAACAAAAAGCCTCTTAAAAGAAAGGAAAATCTAAAAATAGACGGTGCTATTGCCTCTTTGATGACGTTCTGGCTTTATAATAACTATGACAATAGGTAGCCTAAATCCTGTATTGGACTGTATTATGTAACAGTTTAATATGATGAAATATAATTTATTAAATCTATTCAGGAGAGAGGTTCCGGCTGGAAATTCTAGTGATACTAAAAGTTCTTCCGGTGGTGATTACAAGCAGAACGTGATCTATGTCAGCAGTGCAGAGATGGCAATGAAAATTGCTGCCGTTTTCCGGGCTGTTAATCTGATTTCTTCGTCTGTCGCATCGCTAACATTGCAATATAAGAGGAAAGATCGTATAGCGGATTATTTTAAGTTCTACGATGATAAGGATGGTAAGCTGCTAAACTATCTGTTGAGTGTCCGCCCTAATGAACGAATGAATTCATTTGTTATGATGAAGAATGCCGTGGCAATGATTCTTTTGCAGGGAAACGCCTATATATATCCAAGAAAAAACCGATATGGTGGAATTGAAAAGATGTATTTGTGTACCCCCGGTTCTGTGGCTTATGACATGTATCAGAATGTGTATACGATCAATGATGTTGTTAATCGAATAAATGAAACGGTAGAAGCTGACGAAATAATCCATTTAAAGAATGTAAGCAGGGATGGTGGATATACCGGAGTATCTACGATAACTTATGCTGCCATGACGTTAAATATTGCAGCAACAGCCGATAATGAGACCTTGAAAAGATTTGCTACTGGTGGTCGATTCAAGGCTATTTTGCAAAATGACACATCTGTCAAGGGTTTTGGGGAGTATCAAGATAAACAGATGGAGGGAATGGGGGATGACCTCCAGGATGCGCTAAACCGTGGTGATGATATTCTCCAGCTTAAAGGAGATGGGAAATTGTCTCCTATCAGTATGAGTTCCGCTGATATGCAGTTTCTTGAAAGCAAGAAATTCACTCTTCGTGAAATAGCCCGTTTCTTTAACGTTCCTCCTTCTAAATTGATGGATGATAGTAACGCTAATTACAAGAGTGTGGAAGTTAGCAATATCGCTTTCTATACCGAGGCATTACAGCCTATTGTTACCGAGATTGAGCGGGAATTTACTGCTAAACTGCTGACAGCAGACAATTATCAGGACTACAAGTTTAAATACGATTTGAGCAGCTTGTATGCTTTGGATTTGGATAGCAAAGCCAAATGGGATAAAGCCCGACTGGACAATGGACAGGCGAGTGTAAATGATCTACGCAGGGAAAGCGACAAACGCCCGGTAGATAAAGGGGATGATGTTTACTTAAGCGTGAATCTGGCTCCCCTTGGAAGTGCTAAACTAAGCGGAGAAACATCTGATATTTCAAAGGGCTTTGATAAGCCGGAAAGCAATAAGGAGGAAGAAAATGGCTGAATTAAGAGTAGTGACATTAGAAGAATTGAAAGCCCAGATGCGGGTTGACTTCGAAGATGAAGATGATATAATTACATTGTACGGTTCTGCTGCTGAAGATGCTGTTATTGAAGGAACACACCGGACGTTGGAGGAATTGAAACGTATGGGTTATGCAGAAAAGAATGGCGGATCACAGGAAGGAGAACTCTTTCCTGATCGGTTAAAGTTAGCCATTCTTATACTTGCGGCACATAATTACCGGAATAGGGAACCTGTAGCCTCTGTCGCTCAAAACTCCGTCCCGTACTCTTTGGAAGTTTATTGTAAACCATATCGCAAACTAACGGACAGGGAGGTTTGATATGTTAAGATCAGGAAGTTTAACCGAACGTGTGGGGATTTTGCTCCCTGTAGTGGATAGAGGAAAGTTTGGCGAACAGGAAGTTACCTATTCGAAAGAGAAGACAGTTTGGGCGAATGTGGTTTATCAAAAGGGAGCGCAAGCGTTAACCTCCGGTGAAGTATGGATGTCAAGAAGCATAAGTATTACCATGAGAAACAATACCCTGATTAACGACCGTTGCCGTCTGGAGTGGGATGGAAGGGTTTATGCGATAGAAAGTTTCAATAGAAGCAAAATGGACGGTAGTATATCAATAGTTTGCAATGTGATTGATGAAGGGAGTAGTGTTGAAAATGGGTAACCTAAAAAGGGATAAAGAAAGTATTATAGAAAGAGTAATAACCGGCATCCTTTATGAAATGCATCCTTATAGGACTGATTTCTGTAAAGAGTGCATCTTCTAAGATAGCATCTATTGGACTATTAATAAGTTATGGAAGAAAGAAAAAGAGAGATAAGAAGCGCGAAAGGAGGCCATTTTCAGCCGCATTTAAGGGAATTGCCCGAAGGAGAGGGGAATGGTCGTATCATTGAAGGTTATGCGATTGTGTTCGGTGTTGCAAGCCGGATGCTTGTTGATTATTGGGATGATTATCGTGAAATTATAGAGCCGGGTGCAATAACCGAACAGGAGCTTGCGCAGATGGATATTAAAATGACGATGTGGCATAACCGCGAAAAATTGCTGGCAAGGAGTAATAAAGGGGTTGGTACATTGAAATTATCCGTTGATGAAATCGGTGTAAAGTATGAATTCGAGGCTCCTAATACTTCTGATGGTAATAATGCGTTGGAGTTGGTTAAGCGTGGTGATATGAGTGGTAGCTCCTTTACGTATTGGAGTGACGAATCCTCCGCGGTCAGCTATACCAAGGATGAAAACGACGTATTGATCCGCCATGTAAAGAAGATTGGAATGGTGTACGAAATGACAATTGCGTCCGATCCTGCATATACGCAAACTAGTGTGACCGCCAGGGAAATAGAGCAATCCGGCTTAAAAATCAGCCATAAAGATGAGGCTAAACGTGAGGAGGAGATCCGTAAGCGTGAGCAGGCAATACGAGAAGTGAGACAGAGAAGTAAACAACGTTTTTTTAATTAAGAAAATATGAGCAAGGACAAAAAAGTAAGTGTACAGCAGTACATTAAAAGAAGAGAAGAGATCGTGGTTCGCATGAATGAGATTGCGGATGCTGCGGAAAACGAAAACAAGCGAGAATTTACCGATCCGGAAAAAGAGGAGCTGAAGGTGCTTGAACGTGAAATGAACGTGCTTGATGTGAGAATTGCATCTGCTGAAAAGACGGGATATGTCGTAGTGACAAGTCGTGAAGCTGCTTTCGATGCATTTTTGAGAGAGCATGTGAAAACTCCTCAAAATATCCAGCTGAAGCGTGAATATACCGGGATGATGGTTGCCGGTGCAGAGCCGTTGATTCCGTTGACTATCAATGATATCTTACCTCCATTGGAAGAAGGGTTGATCTTAGGTAAAGTTGGTCTTCCTCTAATGACTGGTCTTTCTGGTGATTATCTTTGGCCTACTGTAGGATCTATCGAGGCGGAAGTAGCCGGAGAAGGTGTGGAACTGACGGACAAAAAGGTAGATTTTGGTAAGATCAAGCCGGAGCCGGTTCGTGTGGGTGTAACAGTCAAAATGACAAACCAGACCATTATGCAAACCGATGGTGTCGCCTATGACGTGGTAAGGCAACAGTTGCCACAGGCAATGGCTCGGACGCTTAATAAGATGATGTTTACCACATCATCCACTATTTCTCATAAGCTGGTTGGTCCGTTCGCGGCAATTGCGAAGACATCTCCGGTCGCAGTCGGTACTCTGACTACAAAAGCGAAAAGAAAAGCCGCTAATTATATTGCGTTTGAAGGTGCGATTCCGACTTACAAAGAATTGATTCTAATGCGTGCTTTAGCTCTTTTGAAGGGTATTGAAGGTCTGAATCCGTGTTACGTCATGGACGAGTACACTAAAGGTGAGCTAGAGTCAACAGAGCGTACTCCGGGAAGCGGAAGAATGATTGTTGAAAACGGGGCTATTGCTGGTGTTCCTATCTTTACGACTAACTACATTAATGATGATACAAACACTTATGTAGGTTTCGGGTACTGGGGATATGAACCGTTACAGGGATTCGGTCAGCAACGTTTCATCATTGACCCCTATACTGGTGCAACAAGCGACTCTGTCCGCTTGACTTTGAATGCAGACTGGTCTATGACTACATTACGTCCGGAGGCATTTGTTCTCGGCAAGTGTGCAGTCGAGTAATATTTGCCATCCTTTCTTTTATTAAAATTATGGTATGCGGGCGGAAATAAACATCCGCCCGTTTTTAATTTAAAACTGAACGCAATGGCAAATTTGATAACACGTTTGATAATGGATGCAACCCAGTATGACGGAGGGTTGCAGAAAGCGCAAAAAGGATTAGACAGGTTTATTGATAAAAACGTATCAATGAGCAATGTAATGTCTAAGGCTGCGGGAGCTATAACTAAAGTGGCAGGGGCGGCAGGTTTAGCAGTTGGAGCCGGAGAAGCATTTAATCGAGTTTTAAATTCATCACAAGAATTGGGAGATGCTACGGCTGCAACAATGATGAGTGCCAAAAACAGTGTTGATGAATTTTTCTATTCAATAGGTTCGGGTGATTTTACAGCTTTTTTTGATGGGATGGATAATATAATAGCAAAATCAAAAGAAGTATATGACGCTTTGGATCAATTAGGTAATACAAAGATATCATTTGATTATTATCAGGGAAAATTTGATGAGGCAATAGCGAAAGCGAGGTTAGATGCGAAAAACAAACAACTTGATGAATCTGCAAGAAAAAAAGCGTTTAAAGCGTGGGATGATGAGTTACAGAAAAAAGAAAAGGCGGGGACAACGGTTGAAAACGATGCCCTGGATGCGCTTACAAAATCTATCGTTGTTGGAACCAAATTGAGAGCTTCAGATATAAAACTTGAAGATTTTGAAAAAGTGATGGAAATCGATTTAATGCCGAAAGAATCAAGAAGTGAAGCTAAAAACTATTGGGCGAAGCAATATGAAGATTATGAAAGATTGGCGGATAGGATAGAGAGTGATCGAAGAGTGGACGTTGTGAGAACAAATGACTATGGTCGGACTAAATCAATTAATGACGCTGCTAAAATAGCACAAGAAGGTGCTGCTGCAAGATATAGAGACGCAATAATTTATAATAAGCTATTGAATAAATTAAGTGATGATGATCTAATAAAATTATCGGAATTGGGTAAGCAATATTATTCTGTATCTCAATTAATTTCTCAACAAAGACAGGAATATAACGAATCAACGACAGAATTTAATAATTCAATAGCTGCATCGGCTAAAGCTCGGGAGTCTGCGGCTGCTGCCGCTGCAAAAGCGATAAAAGAGGCAAAAGAAAAAAACATAGCTCCTTTTCTAGGTAATGAACAACTAAACGAAGAAATAAAAACCGCCATCTCCGGTAAGGATGCACTTAGTCAAACGGTATTGGATGCAATCAGTACCGGCAAAACCCTTCCTGTATTGACGCAACCGGTCCAGGCCACAATGATAAACAGTGAGGATGAAAAAGTAGAAGGTGAAGATTCCACAGAGGCCATCCGTTCTAAAATGGATATGTACACGCTTGCACAAAATAAGATTCAGGAGTATACCAGCATGTTAGCTATTGCGAACGAGGAAGAAAAGAAATATCTGAATGAACAGATAACCATCTGGAAACAGTATGCAAACGAGCTGGACGGTGTTTCAGAAAAGAAGGAACAACTGGATACAATGACGAAAGGATTGGAAGGTATCGGAACCGCTTTAGGAAAAATAGGCGGTATTTCTGATAGTACATTTGGATCTATGCTTAATTATCTAGGAGGTGTAACCAGTGCGGTGGCTGCTGCTATTCCGGCCATAGAAGCAATGACAGTTGCCAAAAACCAAGAAGCTAACGCTAATACAAAAGCGGCCGCCTCCGGTGCGGCTTCATCTGTAGCTAGTATTCCCTTTGTAGGTGCTATAATGGCCGTAGCTGCCGTCGCTTCTGTCATTGCCGCTATTATGAGTGTCCCAAGCTTTGCAGAAGGTGGTGTAATTGGAGGCACTAACTATATGGATGGTATAACCGCCCGTGTAAGTAGTGGAGAAATGATTATGAATGAAGCGGATCAGAAAAAACTCTATAATGCCATTCATTCCGGAAATCTGGGAGGTGGTAGCAGTAGGACAGTGATAACCGGTGAGCAGATTGTTACCGTAGTTAACAATTACGGTAAAAGAACCGGCAAGGGTATTATTTTGAAGGGGTAAGATATGGCAAAGATAGAAGCAGGTTACATAATTAAGACTCCTGTTGTAATAACGGATGCCAGAGGTGCGCTTGGTCTATTACGTGGATTGAGCTATGACGAAATAATAAGAAAAAAAGATCTGAAAAAATATATTCGCCAAAGTCTGAATCAGGCAAAGAGAGAAGTTCAAAATGCGGCAAAGAGAAACCTGCCAAATGATCCTCGCAAATCCTATCAAGGTGTTAAGGTTGGTATCTATAAGAAGACATTAGGCGGTAATGTTTCTTTGTTTAATCAGCGTTCAACAGGGAAAAAGACTTCGTATGAATTGCCTAAAGGTGGTAAAAGCGGGATATTTCGTAAGCGACAGAGAAGTACAAGGACTATACAGGTCGATTCTTATTATGGTCGTGACCGGGCGTTTATTTTGCGAATGCATAATCAGGGAACCGGAGTCCGAACTGCATTTACCAGGACAAGAAGCAAAAGCGGGAAAACTGCCAATCGCGGATCATTGAGAGCGCTAAATTTCTTTTCTGTTGCAGATTCAGCAGTAAGAAGATCGGCTGATACTTTATCACAAAAGCTGGAGCAAGCTATAACAGAAGCCGGTTATGGAAAGTAACCTAAAAACGTTAAACGGAGGTAATATAAAAAAGCATGAGTTTATTGGTTGGAATTCATATAAACAGTGTATTGTCAAAAGATGATAAACTGACAAAAGAGGTGGATAACCGGATTTACCCACTCGTTATTCCGGAAGGTGCTCCAAGATATCCGTTTATAGTATTCGGAAGTTCTGGGATATCTCCTACAAATACGAAGGACGGGAGTTGTGAGGACAACGTGAGTATATCTGTGGTTGTAATAGCAAAAACGTACTTTTCTGCAATCCAGATAGCGCAAATCGTCCGTTATGATTTGGAAAGCGTATCAGGTAAGTACGATGAATTTGAAGTGACAGACTGTGTTCTGTCCGGGAGTTCGGAGAGTTACCTTCAGGAAATAGATGCATTCAGTGTTGAATTGTATTTTAATATAAAAACGATAGATTATTAACTTAAATAAAGATTGATATGGCAAAAGCTAAAAGTTTAAATGGAAACGATCTGATGCTGTGGATTGGCGGAAAAGTCATTGCATTGTCAACGAGCTGTAAAATCAGTTTGGCCGCTAACACCGTGGATAGTGCGACTAAGGACGATGGTTTCTGGGATGCTGCCGAGATCGGTAATATGAACTGGAGTGCTACCAATGAATCGGTAGACAGTGCGGACAAAGATCGTACCAATGATTATGTCTATGATATGCTGTTTGATTTGTTTGTTGCAGGAGATCCATTGGATATTACTGTCGGATTTCCAACCAATGCAAGTAATGACGGACTTCCGGAGGCCGGGTGGACAATACCTACCAAAGGAATGTACCAGGGGAAGGCGCATATTACTGCACTTGATAGAGATGCAACAAAAGGAAGTAACGCCAGTGTATCAGTGTCTTTAACCGGCTATGGTGCATTGAAAAAAGTGGCTGCAACGGAATGAAAGTAACGATCGGCAAAAAGGAGTATGAGTTTTCATTTGATAGCATTTGGGGACCTATGTACACTTACGAGGTGATAGCAGGTAAAAAATTACCCTTCAATCCTCGAAGTACCCTGTGTATTCACATCATGTATTATTGTATTCTGTTGCGGGCTAATGAAGATTTCACTCTTTCATTTGAGGACTTTATGCTTGCTTTGAATAATATCAGCTTGGTTAATGCAATGAGTGACTATTACGCAAAGCGTATGGAGGTATTGACTGAAGAAGCAGAGGATGAAAGCGAAAAAAAAAAGAAGAGAAGTCGGAAGCCCGTGCAGTAAAAAGGCTGAACGCCCGTGAAGTATATCAGTTGATAGTCGGTGAGGGCGGTTGTTCTCCCGACTATTTTTTTAATCGTATGGGTGTGCCGGAAGCGAAAGATTATATAGTAGGTCTAAACAGGCGTTATCGTCAGGACTGGGAGCGTACCCGTATGTTAGCCCAGGTGTTTCATAAGGTTCAAACCGGTAAAGATTTGGATATTGAATTTCCCTGGGAAATAGAAGATAAACCGGAAGTGACCGAAGAGGAAATAGAGTCTTTGCGCAAGAAAGCTAAAGTAATGGAAAACCTAATGAATAAAGGAAATGGCAAGAGCAATTCGTTGGCAGGTGAAGTTTAAGACGCTGAATGAGAAAGATGCATTAATTAACATATATGAAGAGGATTGGTCTGGTGGTATTACCCAGCTGGAACCGGCTGAAAATCCAATTACAACAGAGGAGGATTCCGACGATGATTATCTAAAACCGGTCCGGACGCAAACCGGCTATTTGCGTGTCATAGATAACGGTGATCTTGATGGTCTGATGCCGAAGGATAACAGTCAGCATTATGTAGAATTGTATATAGATGAAGAATTATGCTGGTGTGGATATATGCAGGCTGATACATTCTCTGAAGATTGGGATATTGCTCCATTAGTAACGGAGTTTCCTCTTATTTCTCCACTAGGCATGCTGGAGGGAGTTTATCTGGATCAAACAAAAGAAATGAACCTTGTCAAACTGGGAGAATTGTTGCTGGAGTGTATCGAGTCCACCGGTGTAGACTTTGATTATATCTATTTCCCGAAAGAGGTATGGTATAGTGAGAATGAGAGCGCGCAAACTCCTTTTAGTGTCGCCCTTTCCCGCCAGACATTTTTTGAGGATAATGGTTCTGATGAACGCGAGGCGGTAGATTGGCAAAGATACGATGCTGATACCTGTCTTTCTTTTCTTGAAGAGTTTTGTAGATTTTGGGGATGGACATTGCAGGAACGCCAAAAGACGCTCTACTTTATTGGAAAGCCGCAAGCTTACTATGTTACTAGAGTAGAGTATTTAAGAAATTTGGTTTATGGTGGAAATTTCTCTTACGGAGATCGGTCTATGGTTCTTGTTGTGTTTTCCTCCCTGTCTTTGGATGGAAATAATAATAAGAAAGAGATCCTGCAAGGGGTAAATAAGGTTAAGATTACCTCAAAGATAAATGCAGTAGGTACGGTTGTTCCTTCGATTGATGAGGGGTATATGAGTGTTATATATAACGGGACAATCCAATATGCGACAAACGGTACGATTACAGGATATAAAAGAGTGATCGCTTATGCTTCTGAAGATACTGATGTGCAGATGAAAGTGTATATAGTCCGTTACGATAACGGGAATTATATATGGGAAGTGTCTCCATATACTTTTGCTAATATGACATACGGTATAGGCGCTATGTATGTTAAAAGGGATATATACACCCCGTCTGATCTACAGAATAAAAGAAACTATGATTATAAGTCTGGAATCTGGATAACTGTAAGATCGGATCAAATAGCCTCCCGTCCTAGTTTGGATCAGTCAAGGATGATGCCCGTTCTTACAATGAAATCAGCAAATGCGGCAAAGTATAGTAACGGAGCATTTGTTATATCAGCACAAGTATATGGTTATAAGCAATCAGTGATGTTGAATCCTAATATTCCTACAAATGGCGCCGGTCCTATAGAAATTAAATTTAGAGTAGGAGAAAAATGGTGGAATGGTAGTTCATGGGGTAATGCTGAAACATGGTTTACAATTCAAGCAGGGAGCGAGGATGGAAGTTCAGTACCGGGGAAAATATTAAGTACTAAAACTCTGGATCAGCCTTATAATGGGGCTGATGGGTATGTAATGCCGATAAACGAAGATTTATCTGGAGTGGTGGAGCTAACGATACATGCTATAGTAAATGATTCTGCGTACAGGCAGTTATATCTTGACAATTTGAAAGTAGATTACTATAAGGATGATAATATCAGTGAAATAAGAAAGTCCGGTAATCAAGATAATGTTTATGTTTCTGTTTTGCAAAGGAGTGCTTCCAATGAGAAAGAAATAGAATTAAAGATAGCAAGTAATAATAACAATCCTGCTGCATACAATACATTATCCGGAGCCGGAAGAGATGTGGGACCTCTTTATTTTATAGAGGAAGGTGCGAGCATGTTGGCGGAAGAGCATCTTTTGGGTATACTAAAACAGGTTTATGGCAGAATTACAGAGAAGCTTAATATAACGGTTGAACGAAGTGAATTAACTCCGATGGCAAGGCTTACGAGAGACGGAAAGAATTACCGTGTTCTTTCAGAAAAAATAGAATGGGCTGACGATTCAGAGGAGATAATGATTGAAAATATACCTGATTAATATGGCAAAGATAAAAGGAAACGATCTGATATTGTTCATACGGAAGGAGGAGGAATATAAGGCTCTTGCTTATTCAACAACATGTGAGATCGACATACAGGCTGACACTATAGAAATCGGTAGTCCTGATACCGGCCAATGGACGAAAAAGAAAAAGAAAAGAAAGAACTGGAGGGCATCAAGCGGTTATTTGATTAGTGATTCAGTAGATGCAATTGACGTTTTTAAGACGCTTGTCGGAAATGAATCTGTTTCTTTAATGATCGGAACGGTAGAGCCTCATGCGTTATCTGTAAATGCTGATGAATATGTGACAGATGAACGATTAACAATAAAGGGGGATGGCATAATTACTCGGATGACGATAACGGGCAAGAGAGGGGATTTTGTAACGATGTCAATAGATATTGAGGGATCTGGAGCTTTGGATATAAAGATAAAGGAATGGATTATTATTTCTCCTGAATCTATTCAGGCTTCACCATTGACGTCTTCTTATAAAGTGGAGGTAAAGTCGAATACAAGATGGTCGTTTACAGTCGTGAAAGGCTCGGACTTTATTAGTTATGAAGGAAAAAATCAAGGAAAGGGAAACGGAGATGCTGTATTTAAAATTGATACTAACGTATCAGGACAAACTAGAACAGGAATTGTAAAGTTTATAACAGAAAACATGGAAGGGGCAATGCTTAAGATAAATCAAGAAAGTGTAACTCCTTCCGTCTTCATCGACCAAGACACCTTATCTGTCATCCGCCAAGGTGGAAACTACACTATCCACGTATCCGCCAATACAGACTGGCGAAATGATTATCATCCAAGCTGGGTTACTTTGTCCCAGGAAAGCGGAGGAGCCGGAGAATTCGATATAACGGTAATAGTCTCCCCGAATACTACAAGTGCAGCCAGAGAGGATGACATAGGCTTTGTAACAGTGGTAGAAGGCGGAGAAGGAGGTAACTGTGTTGTTACCCAGACGGCCGAAGGAGATTACCTGGTATTATCTCCTGATAATGTAACTATTGACAAAGATGGAAACGATGTATATGTAGGAGTCCAAAGTAACTATCAAGTGATGAATCTGACCTTGACTCCTTCCGAAGCATGGCTTATGGCAATGGAGGGAAATGATACGGAGATAACCGTTTATGCTTCTGCTAATACAGGAGAAAAGAGATCCGGCACAATAGCTGTTTCTACTCCTTCCGGCATAACGGAAATTATAATCGCAGAACAAGAGGGTGAAATACCTTCTACTCCTTATGTGCGCCCGACTTCCAACTACGTGTTCTTTAATAGAAACAACGAAGGCAGTCAATTGCTGGAATTGGATACTAACGTAGATATAGCTGATCTTATTGTTCAATCTTTAGCCGTTGATTGGCTCACTTGTTCTTTGCAAAAGAATGATGGAAAAATATACCTCGTGACAAATGTGTCGTACAACTCGGGACAAGATCCTCGTACTGGATTAATTGCTCTGGCGTTGTCAGAAGGAGCAACGAAAGGTAGTCTCATCACTGTAGGTCAAATGGGAGCATATAACAGTGTTATAACATATAGCCTGTTAATCTATATAGGACCGGCGCCTACTATTTTACAAGAAAACGCCATCCCAAGATCATACACTCAAATGCGTTTTTATGTCATTTGTGATAATAGCTGGGTTGTAACAGACCAGGCATTATTTACGCAAATGGATACAGCCGAAGGAGGAACAGATGGAGAACCTACCATGACAGAGGTATTCTTAAACGTAACTGCTAATGGTGGTACTACCGATAGAGTTGGTGATATAGTAGTGATGGATTCGGATTCTAATGAAGTAACAATGTCTCTAACACAGGGAAGCACCGGCTCATGGATTGGTTTATCAGGAGGAGATTTTAGATCGATAACAAATGTTGCCCAAGACGTATCTATTACATTCCCTTCTAATTTATCGGCATTGCAAATAGAAGATGCTACGTATGAGATACTGGATGGCGGAATTAATTGGATAGATTATACTAATAAATCCATATCCGGATCGCAGTTTACGTATACTTTCAGCGTTCATTCTAATGCAACAGGCGCAACGAGAATGGCGAGAATATTGATTAAGTATGCTGATATTAATCCTATTGTCATAACAATATCACAACAAGCATAATTTGATTTAGTAACTTAAAAACGAATAATATGAAAAAGGTATTTTACGAAAGCTGGATTGCGAAACACCTGCTGTTCCCCGGCTATTCTACGATTACGCTGTTCGCATGGGTATTTACCAAATGGACTGAATCATCAGTCCGCCAGTCTACTATTAACCACGAATGCGTCCATGCCCGGCAATGGACAGAGCTAACAATCGCTTCCGGTCTTCTTATTTGGGCGGGAATGCTGGTATTTGATTTCTCTGCATGGTGGTTGCTCCTCTCTTCTGTTGTTTTTTACCTATGGTACGTTGTAGAGTGGAGTATTCGTGTGATAGTCGGATGCTTTTCCTCGCATGATGCTTACCGAATGGTATCATTCGAAAGAGAAGCCCGGTTAGCAGAAACGGATAGTAATTATCTGGAGAACAGTAGATATTTCGCATGGATAAAACTTTTATAGCATGAAAGAAGCAATAGTACATACCACAACCGGAGGATTTGCCGCAATAGCCACTGCATTTGTTGCCGAATCATTGCAAAATATGATCCCGTGGCTGATTGTCACATGTGCGGTAATCCTTTGTGACCTTCTATTCGGAGTCAGGAAAAGTATGCTAATGGGTGAAAAGGTCAGATTCTCACGTGCGATCCGTGCTACTATGGGAAAGATGGTCACCTACTTCGCCTTCGTCTGCATGGTCTGCATGATTAGCGTGGCAAGTCATAACGAATATCCTATAGATGTGTATTCCTGCCTATTGGTATGCTTTATAGAGGGATGCTCGATAGTTGGTAATATACTGAAGCCAAAGGGGATTAATATCAATCTTATTGGGGCTTTGGGCGTATTTGGCAAGAAGGTGTTTAAAGTTGATAAGGAAGATGTGAAAGACATAATCGAAAAAGAGGAAATACATGAATATGATAAATAAAATCAGCTCATTAGCCGGAAAGCTTCTATCCAAGATCGGCATAGACGGCATGGCTCACATTATAGTGTGCCAGAACCTTGTAATGTGGCTATTTAAGTTGATGCCGTTATGGTCAGCAATCGTTATAACCGTCGTGATCTTCATCCTGAAGGAGGTATACGACAAATATTGTAAGAAAACAGAGTTTTCGATTAAGGACATTATCTGTGATTGCGTGGGTCTGGCGTTGGGAGTATTAACATTGATATTATAGGAGGAAAGATATATGGGAAAGTATTTCACAATAGCCGAAATGGTAAAGAGTGAAACGGCAAACAGGCGTTGTATAGATAACCGTCTGCCAAAAGCATTGATATGTAATGTAAATGGCTTAATAGACAATGTTCTTGACCCTCTTCGGGAAGCCTATGGCAAACCTATCACTGTAACAAGTGGATATCGTTGCGAGGCATTAAACAAGGCTGTAGGAGGAAGCAAGACCAGCGAGCACATGAAAGGAATGGCGGCTGATATAGTTGGCACTCCGAATACAAAAGCGGAAAACAAAAGACTATTCAATCTCGTACAGGAACTTGGACTTCCTTTTACGCAGCTGATAGATGAGAAGAATTTCTCATGGGTTCACGTTAGCTATGATAGCTGTAACGTGAAAAAACAGGTTTTAAAATTATAATTATAGGAGGAACAATCATGGCAGATTTAAACTTTGTAAAGAACGAGAATACCCAGAAATATGTGGCGGAAGCAGTTGTAAATTCAAACTTCAATATCCATCTGGAACGTGTAGAAGGCGGAGGACTTACCTTTTATCAGAAGAATGGTGAATATACGGAAGCTATCGACGACCGGACGGCTACCGAAAGAGGATTTGATACGGTTGCTGTTCCGAATACGGTTCCGTACAATACCGGATTGATCTTTGATTATGATTTTGACGCTCTGGTATACCCAAAGACAATCCGTATTGAAAGTGGTAGCGAAGTAACAAGTGGTATTCTAACGGAGGCAGAATGATGCTTAACAAGTTGTCATTAAACACAATAGGGCTTAACCGGATTGGCTTAAACCGAATCGGTAAGCCTTCTCGTGGTTCGTCCGACCGTCCTTATATAGACCCGGAAGTACTTGCCTCCTTGAAAGCCGTCTGCATCTGCTACGGTAAGAGCAACGACGATCCGGACCGGGCTGTTGTCAAGAACTTGGTAGACCCTGACAATCCGTTTGTGATAAGCAACGCAGCGTACAAGCAGAATAGCGGGTATGGGAAGTATGAAGTTGATTTCGCATCATTAAATTATAATAATACAACATCAGTATTTACAGCTACCTATAAATCATGCTCAATTAGCAAGATTATAAAAGATAGCGTTGGAAACATCTTCTATAATTGGGGACAAACTTTAGCAGCCATTAATTCCACAAAAATACAAGTGACCGGATTAGATGAAATTGGAGCTATATTAGAGTTTACGTATTTAGATGAATCCGGCAATAGCACAACTAAACAGTATTCTACCGATGGTATTTATGATTTACCTGCTTCGGCTGCATATCAAGGTGATTCTCACAATACCAATTTTAGATTTTCTATACGAGGATATATTGGAGACTGTGATATAACCGTTACCCAAATCCCCTCTTTCGAAGGCGCCTTCGTCACGGACGGAGTTGACGATCTGATTACTTCAACCAAGACGGTTCAGGAGATGGGAATAACAAAGGCTTGTACTGTTATTTCCATGATTCATCACATAGATGTTCCTTCTGATGCTTCATTTAACAACATTAGAAATTCTACGGCTGTATCCGGAAGGAATGGTGTCTATGCAAGTGGAACAACCGGAATATACGGATGGAGCAAAGACAATGTTTCTGGGACAAGTACCACTCTTATAAACAATATATTAGGAGATAAGAATAATTATACCAATGGTGGTGGAGGTTCTGCGCAAGTAGACAATATGAAGTTCAGTGTACAGGGGTTTATTTCCGATTCTGGTGTAATCTCTGAAACTAGCCAAGTCGCTTGGTACTGGACAGTAATAGCCAACAAGGTGCTGACAACCGACCAAATCAATCAGGTAATCGCATATTTTAACCTTGACAGATGCGTTGAGCCTACAGTGTGGTATGATGTGCAGAAACAAGGCTTATCTAACGATACTCCGGCTGCTGATTGGTATCTGAAAGACTTTTCCGGTAATGGGTATGATATGACATTATACAATTATGCCAAAACCCCAGAAAGCGGAATTAATGCAGATGGAGGATTGCAATCTGACGGAGTAGAGGATTACGGTAAGGTGACAGGGCTTCCGATTTACAAGGATTATACGGTGGTTATTAATAAAGAGGTAATTGCTAGTAATACTAGCTGTGTTCTTAGTAAGGCTGCAACATCTGCTGTTGGAGCTTTTATAATGGAGTTTGCTACAGCAACTTATAGTTTCGGTTCACAGAACGCATTCACAACCGGAAGATCTGGCATAACTTATCAAAGTAAATACTCATATAACGGAGAAAGAACTCTAACTGTAGGAACTAATGAAGATGCAGATAGTATGTGGTTAGGAACTGTACGAGATAACGATAGTAGATTCTTTAACGGAGCTGTCTACTCTCTCATGACTTTTCCTTATAGTATGTCCGAATTCCTAATCGAACGCCAGCTAAAGAAGAGGAAGGCGGGCACGCTGTATCCGGATATGGTGGAGTTCAGACCAATAGTTAAGAGCAATCTACCTTATTCTTCGATCTCCTATTCTGTCAATCCCGGTGAATATATCTCTGTAGGTAGTACGGTAACTATCACTGTAACGTTACCAAATACTTCTGATAAACTAATGGAGGTATCGTGCAATGCTATCAGTGACATATCCATATCCGGTGACAATGGCGTTTACGAGATTACGGGAAAGGTAGTTAAATCTCCTCAAAAGATAAACCTTGTTATCTCCAGCTACTTGACAATGTTAAGCAACTCAACTTTAATTTCAAATGAAACATTAATTAAAAACGAATGATATTATGGAAAAGATATTTGATATAGCAAAAGATAAAGAACAGTCGTGGGGTACTTTAGCTACTGCGATTGATGGAAACTTTAACGAGACATTTGACGAAGGCTATTTAGATTATTATGAGTCTCCAGTTTTGGTGACGGAGGGTGGTTATTATGCAGTAAATGGACATGTATCCAATTCTAGTTCTTCTTCTGTGTTGCATTCAAAAGTAGAGATTCCTACTGGCGCAATAACAGCAAAATTTGAAAATATACAGGCTTTTTCTGACGGCAAGGTAATTGTAAACTTTTTCGTAGATGGTGTTTGGTCAAGAGATGTGATAGCAGAAGTAGCTGGCAAGTTGTCAGACTATGAAATTGAGATACCAGAAGGTGTTTCTCATATTGGATTTAATTACAGAAATACTGACGACAAAAACTGTACTTTTCGCATAGGCAAAAAAAGAGCCTTATTAAAAGAAGTCTGCATAAAAGACAATAGTATCACGTCACAAAAACTCTCATTTTCTGATAATATTTTAAGGGGTAAAAAATGGGCTGTTATTGGTGATTCGTTTACTCTTGGTGGAGGAGTTGGGGTTTTTGAAGATGGTATATATGAGGGAGAGAATAAGAGTTATCCGTATATTATTGGGCGACGTAACGAAATGGACATCCAGCGTTTATTTGAGGGTGGGCGCACTATCTGCACTCCTCGCCCCAAAAATGCAGAATCAGATTGGTCTTATAATGCAAGTCGTAACTATCTGACCTACGAAGGAGAAGACCGGCCGCTCGCTTTATACAAGCAAATTGACGAAGACGTAAACTATATCACCATTTATCTTGGAATAAATGACACGCATCTTATTGGTATCGGGGATGATGACGAGAGTTACGGTGTAAATGTAATAGCAGATAAGGGAACTATTGATAGCACAGAGATAACATCATTTTATGGTGCATGGAACACAGTGCTTAATTGGTTAATCATAAATCGCCCATTTGCTCATATTGGCATAATTGTTTCTAATGGCTTGGGACTTGACGAGTATCGTCAAGCAGAGATAGAAATTGCAAATAAATGGGGAATCCCATATATTGACCTAAATGGTGACGAGCGTACTCCTATGATGTTGCGCAGCACAAATCCGGCAATATGCGATGCGGCAAAGAATGCAAGATTAAATGCTCAAAGGATAAGCTCAACGAACCAGCATCCTAACTCTGAAGCTTATGAGTACGAAAGCACATTTATTGAGCAATTCTTACGCACGTTGTAAACTTCCAGACAAATCTTATAATATACAATATCTGTTTAGATTTGATTATGAAATACATTACATTCCCCACAGCGAATTTGAACGAGATACCGCAGGAGGTACTCGATGAACTGCACTTGGTTCCGAGAAAGAGCGTTGACGGTACACAGGTGATTATGAAATTGGATCACTATGAAAAGTTGTTCCCAAGTATCATGACTTTGCCGTTACTGGACGAAGAGGAGACTCCGCAAGAGCCGGTTTACCCTTATCCGGTCTACGAGGGCGAAAAGCTGAATACTTTGCTGGCAAGTTCGGAGTGGTCTTCAAGTGATAGTATTCTATGAAAACCCTTCCTTGGATGCTAGTCTGCCTGTTGATTGGCGTGATCGTGTGGATGCAGTGTAATCCGCACGATCCGTCAATGGTGTACATTAAGGGAGATACTGTACATATCCGGGACACAATAAGAGACACAATACCCAAACCGGTAAGGGAAACTCTAAAGCGTACCGATACGGTATATCTACCGATCCTGATAGATACTACTACTGATAGAACCGTAGAAGGCGATTCAATTCCGGTACTTATACCGATTACAAGCAAGGAGTATAAGACGGATGATTACCGGGCGGTAGTCAGTGGGTATAATCCCAACCTTGATTCTATGGAAATATACAGGGATAATAAAATTATTACTTTCCCGCCTTTACAGAAGAAGAAACGCTGGGGATTAGGTTTACAAGCAGGATATAGTTATCCGGGTGGTTGGTACGTAGGAGCTGGGGTTAGTTATAACTTATTTATATGGTAATACCGGCACTATCTTCACAGACCGTTTCCGGTATGAAAAGTTTAAGTTTCACTTATATAACAATTTCCTACGGAAAAAGGTTTTAAAGGAAAGGAGGATAAAATGATACATTAATTAATTCTAAGTACTAAGTTTATCCGGTAAAGTAGAAGGCCGGTAATCGTTAACAAATAATCCAGGGGCGGGATAGAAGAAAGCCCCACACCCGTTTCGACGACCAAATCATACACGGGCTAACATCGCAGGGACTGTTAAGGGGCTTTCGTAGCTTTATCAACAGATTTTGCGATGTTTTGTTTTTCAACTATATATGTTTGACAACATGAAAAATATAGATTTATATAAAGAGCTGGTCGTAGCCGTGTCAAAAGAGACGGGGGTAGAGGAGATCGATATGATCCATAGCAATTCGGAAGAAGCGGTGGACGCAAGATATATTCTCATACATTTGCTTTCCCAGAAACTCACCGATACCCAAATATCTTCCGTTACGAAATTAACCCGTCAGTCAGTAAACAAGATCCGGAACAACTTCCAGTACAAAATCAAAAAATGGAGTGTAGCAACGAACTTGCAACATATTAGCAATGAGGTAGCAACGGAATAGTTTAGGAGCAACGCACTTTTCCTGTCCTTTGTTACACGGTTAACGTTGACCGTGTATAAAATACTTATAAGTTATGAAAATTAAAGGAATGAGTGGTGAGGAATACAGCGTCACCGGACAGGGACAAGGTAATTATAACACAGTGGGTGCTTCCGCTGGTATTGCGTCTTTCCTTGGGCTTAATGCAGGAAGTCTCTTTGGTGGTTGCGGAAACGGACGTAATGCAGGTTATGCAGGCCCGGTAGAAGTAATTACTTCGGAAGACAGACCTGTCAGCCGCTATGAAGCCGGTATGATGGATAAGCTTGCAGCGAAAGATTCTGAAATTTCGCTGCTTAAGTCTAACACCTACACGGATCAGAAACTTGCAGATGTTTATGATCGTCTGTTGACTATCATCAACAGAAACAAGGATGCTCAAAATGAAATCAACATGAACCAGGCAGTTTACAACGGTGTAAATACAGCTACGATTAGCTGTATAAAACAGCAGATTGCAGAACTGGCTGCATTGAGTGAACTTGTTGTTCCCCAAAGAAAGGTGTGTGATACCGGATGTTGCTGTAACGGGTAAGCGTTATGTATTCCAACGCACAAAAACTGGCGGCTGTGCTCAATAAATGGGCGCAGCCCGCTATCCAGGAGTTGCTAGGTAATAATTTGAGCCGGTTGCCTTTTCTTTCCAGCATCGAATCGAAGATAAAATCTACCGGATGGGTAAGCCCGATGTGGAGCATGGCAAAGGAGATATCTCCTGTTCTTGATGGTGTTTCGTCCTCCCTCGTAGAACCTTTTCTCGCCAAATATATAAGCGGTATCCCGGATGACTCCATCCCGCAACTTGCCCATAACGTGGTGGATGATGCTATAAAAAACGGAGGTTTGTCCCTATTTGAAGGAAAGGTTGAATTTGAGCCGGAGGACTTGGAAGAGTTGAAAACCCTTCTCAAATACAATCTTCCTATTAAAGAGGCAACTTCATCTTATAGCGTGTTGACAGAAGAACCTACTCCGCAAGGTGAAGATGCGGACGAAAAATAACATATAAATCTTTATTATTATGATTCAATTAACTCCAATTGCAATCGCTGCTACCAGCCAGCAATATCTGACTAACGTAGTGGAAAACTTATGCCAGGCGTTTTGCGCTGACAATGGTGTACAGCCTACCAGCATTGTTAATTTTACCGTTGCAGAGCAACAGACGGTAAATACTCAAACTATCGTGACAATAAACGCTGCCGTTCTTGTAGCCTACACTCCGAAAGGTTCTTGCCGTTCTGTTACTAAGCAATGGGTTGAACAGTTCAAGGTCGCATTCATTGGTGCTGCCGGTGCTGTCCCTACTATCTCTTTGACTCCGCTTGTTACACAGGTGACACCGGAAAATGTAAAATGTTGCAATCGTGCCTATGGCGTAAGCCTTGCTACTCCACTGACTATTTCCGCCACCTTTCCCGCTTAACGAACCCGTACCGGTGCTAAGGTTATCACCGGGAAAGTCCGTAAAGAAGGAAAAGAACATTAATACTAAAAAATAGAATTATGAAGTATATAGATATGATGAAGAAAGCCAAGGCGGACGGTGTAACCTCCGATAAGGCTATGTGGAAAAGCGTGGAGAGCGTGGATGAAATCCTTTGCGTGGTGAAGGAAGAACACCCGGAACTATACATGGGTTTCATCCGTGAACAACATGAAGCCCTCTACGGTCCCCATTATGACAAACATTTCGCCGAGGTTGATGTAGAGAAGATCAAATACACCAATGCGGCCGGAGAAAAGAAGACCGGTGCACACTGGAGTGTAGATCAAATCATGGAAGCGACTAAATCCATGCCGTTCCCGTCCGGAACGACGCCATGGGACAAATACGTTGCTTTCAACTCGTTTTATGCCGATACGTGCGTAGTATTGGACGAAGCAACGCTTCTAAAAGCTGCTTACCGGTTCTACTTCGCCGACGAAGACGCACCGGCTGGCAAGATCTGGGAGTACATGACCGCAATGAATTATGAGGACTAACCTCGACATATTGCTTGAACAGGCGGACGACAGGTATCACCATGATTTCTGCCGCCTGCTCATGGTTATGCTATGGAACGCCTAGAGAGGGTTCTTGATTGGCTTGTGCCTGTCGCTGTGATGGCGAAGGTTGCATCTTTGTGTTTATCCCTGGTTATGTAGTCGGGGATTTTTTATATCTTTGCCGAAAACATACCACTATGGAAGAAAAGAAATACGATCATGATTCAATAAATGAGCTATTAACTTGGGCTAAAGAAACGCTCAACAATAAGAGATACCCAGCCGGGGAATTTCAACTGGATAAATGCGCAAAGATTCTCGATTGCGGGAAGTACCTTGACTCGATGATTTCAGTGATTTCGAGAAATTGGGAGAACCCTACGTTTTACCCGACGATTGACCAGTTGAGATTGTTTAGAGAAAAGATAGGAAAAGCAGCCGAATGAGCTGCTTTTCCTATATGAATGTTCTATTTTTAATATAAATAAAAAGATGGTGAGAAAAATGTCGGGGATTATATAAAAATAAATGTTCTATTTTTAATATTTTTGTTCTCTGTAATGTTTATATGACTCCCTTAATTTTTTGAAACCCTTCTAATACTGTTTTTGGCATAATCTTGGCGTATATCTGTGTTGTTTTTATATTGCGATGTCCTAGCATTTTTGCTACCACTTCAATCGGTAATCCCGCTCCCAATGCGATAGTTGTTGCAAACGTGTGACGCCCAATATGAGTGCTAACCCGCTTTTTGACTCCTGCGGATGAGGCTACAAGTTTTAATGTCCTATTGTATACATCATACGCAAGATGAGGCAGATGGTAGCTATATCTGTCGAGTATGTCAATAACAGGAGGAAGCAATGCTGCAAAAAAGGTCACTCCGGTCTTTAATCGTTCATCCTTCAGAATATAATCATCTCCATAACGTTCAGCCTTGGTAAAATCTACATTCATTAAATCGGAGTAGGATAGTCCGGTATAACATTGAACAATAAACAAATCTCTTGCTTTCCTTTCTAATGATGAAAGAGTTTTGTAATTCCTGATAAGGTCTATTTCTTCTAAGCTAAGTATTGTTCTTTCTCGTGGGGTTCCCAAACTATCTTGAAACTTCCGGTATGGATTATCCTGCATTTTTTCAAACTTGATAGCCTCATTTATATATAATTTGATAACCTTGTGATAAGTATGGATAGTGGTTTGCATCATAGGGTGTCCATTAACTTTTCGCTTTTTGAGATATTCGTCCAATAGAGTAATGTTGGGACAAGTTAAATCTGAAAAGTGGGTTAGGTAAGTATATTCATTTTTAAGAAAGTTGAGCACCTTATAGTGTTGTTTTTGTGTACTGGCACATGTTGGGCGTTCACTTATTCGTTTTTCCATAAACTCAACGAATGAGCCACCAATATAAGCATCGTTAAGATGATCGACGTAATCAAGAGAAAATCTTTGTTTGTTATGATCTAATCTATCGACTAAATCATTGATTTCTTTAATTTGATTTGTAATTCTATCGTTTAGCCGGTCTGCATCATCAATATTTACTATACGTCCAGTTTTGAACTGGTTTTTGTATAGCTTGATTCCGGTTGAGACAAACTTTCGTTTGTTCTCAAATCTGACCTCGATTTGCACTAAACCTCTTTTCTTGGATGAGGCTGTCTTTTTCCTGTCGAAAACGACTCTAATTTGTACTCTGTTCATAACGCATTTTAGTTTAAAAAATTGGTATCCGATTATCTGAAAACGGTATCCGATTTTGGTATCCAAAATGCGCATATATCTGAATAAAACTGTATAAAACAGAACATTTAAGAAACGAGTTGTTGAAACTGTACGTTTTCTTAAAACATTAAAGCACAAGCTGTTACGTTTTAAAATCGTCCCAAACTCGTGCTTTTTTGTGTGATCCGCCTGGGGCTCGAACCCAGGACCCCAACATTAAAAGTGTTGTGCTCTACCTGCTGAGCTAGCGAATCAATCCTTGTTTGCTTTCTTTCGAATGCGGGTGCAAAGGTAGAACATTTTTTTATAACTCCAAAAGAATTCAAACATTTTTCTTATCTTTGTGCCATTATCAACAATATATAATCATACGTATGGCTGCTGACGATAAAAAAATTATCTTCTCGATGGTGGGAGTGAGCAAGGCTTTCACCCCCAATAAGAATGTGCTGAAAGACATTTACCTGTCGTTTTTCTATGGAGCGAAAATCGGTATTATCGGTTTGAACGGTTCCGGTAAATCAACGTTATTGAAGATCATCGCCGGTTTGGAGAAATCCTATCAGGGAGAAGTGGTGTTCTCTCCGGGATATTCCGTGGGTTACTTGGCACAGGAACCTTATTTAGACAACACAAAGACAGTAAAAGAAGTAGTAATGGAAGGCGTGCAACCCATTGTTGACGCACTGACAGAATACGAAGAAATCAATCAGAAGTTCGGTTTACCGGAGTACTACGAGGATCAGGATAAGATGGATGCTCTTTTTGCCCGTCAGGGCGAACTGCAAGATATCATTGATGCGACTGATGCATGGAATCTGGATAGCAAACTGGAGCGTGCGATGGATGCTCTCCGTTGTCCGCCTGAAGATCAGCCGGTAGAAAA